GGTGAATTGATCGATCTTGCCAGCAGTTTGGGCATTGAACTTATGGACTGGCAGAAATTCGCGCTTATCCATACGCACAAGGTGAAGCCCGACGGACGGTGGGCAACACCAGTCAACACAATTGTGGTTGCACGTCAGAATGGAAAATCATTTCTTCAGCTGATCAGGATTTTGGGCGGCTTGTTCTTGTGGGACGAAAACTTGCAAATCGGTTCGGCGCACCGCCTGTCAACTTCACTTGAACAATTCAGGGCAATGGTGCAGATCATTGAAAAGAATGATTCGCTGGCAAAACAGGTCAAGAAAATACGTTGGCAACATGGCGGCGAGGAAATCGAAACTCTCACAGGAAATCGGTTTATTGTGCGTGCGGGCGGTTCGGCTGCCCGTGGTGTTTCCCGACCTTCGACGATTCACCTGGACGAATTGCGCGAAATGACGGACATTGAAAGTTTTGCGTCCCTTCGTTACACCCTTATGGCGGCGACCAATCCCATGGTCATGGCGTACACAAACGCGGGTGATTCCAGCAGCGTGGTGTTGAACCAATTTCGCGACCGTGCCCTTGCTTCAATTGCAGGCGTTCAAGATGACATCGGGTATTTTGAATGGTCAGCACCAACCGACGAAATCAGCGTGGAGAATGCCCGTCATTCAAACCCGTCCATGGGAACACTGATTCACGCGGACAACGTACGAAGCGTTTTGAACGACCCGCCTGACGTCGTCATGACTGAAGTCTTGTGCCGTTGGGTTGTTGCAATCAATAGCGCGGTGGACGCGGCTTCATGGGGTAATTGCCTGGACAAATCAGCTGACCTAGACATTGACAAACTGACTTGGTTGGCAATCGATCTTTCGCCCGATAGACGCCATGCCAGTTTAGTCGGGGCGCAGAAAATCGGCGGGGAACAATTTGTCGTGAAATTGCTGCACACCTGGCAAAACGATCTTCAACTAGACGACAAGGCAATTGCCAATGACCTGGCAGATTACGCGCGAAAGTATCCGACGGAATACGTTCTTTACAGTAGGAAGACAAGCGCAGCGGTTGCAGCACGCCTTGCACCTGCTGGCATTCCAATTTTCGACATGGACGGGGTTTATCCGCAGGCATGTGACGAAATGTTGTCGGCGATCAATTCAGGGCGTTTGAAACACCGTGGTCAAGCACAGTTGTCCGAAGAAGTTTTGGCAGCCGTGCAGTTGCGTCGTGGTGACGGGGGCTGGGTAATTGGACGAAGGGCGTCACAGTCGGTCGTTTGTGGGGCAGTGGCAGTCAGTCTCGTTTCCCATTTCGCGACACGCCCAGAGAATGATCTTGACATCATGGTGGGTTGATCGTATAAGCCTGACACAATTTGCACATGGGATTTTTCGATTTATTCACGCCAAAGGTTGAGGCTGCCGTTCCAGTCGAAGCCGCCAACGTGGACGCAGCTGCTATTGCGCCGTATTTCAGCGAAGTAGGAAATCTATTTCTATTCGGCGGCGTGATAACGGCTTCGCGTGCCGAAGCAATGAGCGTGCCAACATGTGCGCGCGCGTTGGGAATCATTCAAACAATTGCGTCACTTCCAATGCACACACGCAACGAAGCAACAGGCGAAAAGGTTTCACAACCACGCGTGATCAATCAACCTGACCCACGTATTCCAGGCGCAACGTTTTGGTCATGGATTATTTCAGATTTATTTTTCTTTCCTTCCGCTTATGCGTACGTAATGGAACGTTATGCAGACACAGGCAAAATCCGTGCAATGGAACGCATTGCACCTGAACGTGTAACCATTCAAACGACTGGCATGGGTTATGAAATCCAGTCTTATCAAATTGACGGTGCATTTGTTGACCCTGCGAACCTCGTTGTTTTCCAGGGCACGCAAGAAGGTTTGCTAAGCCGCGCAGGTCGCACAATTAAGGCTGCTGCTGCACTTGAACGCGCTGCAATGAATTTTGCAGTCGAACCAATTCCGCAAATGGTTTTGAAATCAAACGGCACGTCACTTCCAGCAGATCGCGTTTCAAAGTTGCTGACCGCATGGCGTACCGCACGTGCAAACAAATCAACGGCGTTTTTGAATGCTGACGTAACGCTTGAAACATTGGGTTATGACCCAAAGAATCTTCAGCTGAACGAAGCACGCAATTATGTTGCACTGGAACTTTCACGTGCATGTGGTTTGCCTGCATATTTCACAGATTCTCAACAGTCATCATTTACTTATTCAAACGCGCTTGACAAGCGTCGCGACCTGGTTGATTTTGCGTTTCGAAATTACATGTCAATAATTGAACAACGTTTGTCATTTGCTGATTTCACACCAGCGGGCAACCGCGTTTCATTTGATCTTGACGATTTCTTGCGTGGCAATCCTTACGAGCGCGCGCAGGTTTATGAAATCTTGAATCGTATCGGCGCAATGTCGATCGACGAAATACGCGAGGAAGAAGACATGCTGCTATGAAAAAAGTGATCACACCAATGCAAATCACGGCTGCCGATTCAAACAGTCGCACAATCACCGGGCGCATTGTTACGTTTGAAGAAACTGGCAACGCTTCAATCGGTAAAGTGCAGTTTGCAAAAGGTTCAATTGAACCAACTGCCGTTTTGTTAAATCTTGAACATGATCGCACACGTCGTATTGGCAAAACACTTTCAATTGAGTCAAACGATCAAGGCATTGACGCAACATTTAAAATTGCTGAAACAACTGCGGGCAATGACGCATTGGTCGAAGCGCAGGAAGGTTTGCGCGACGGATTCAGCGTTGAAGTTTCATTTGACGAATACGAGACATTGAAAGACGGCACGGTTCGCATTCTTATGGGTGAATTGACAGGTGTCGCATTGACGTCAGAACCTGCAATTCGATCAGCACGCGTCGAATCAGTGGCCGCAACAGAGGAAGAAGAAAACAACGAAGTTTCCGATTCAACAATTGAAACGGAAGAAACACCAACAAACGAAGGAGACGAAGTGGACAACACCGTCACACAAGCGGAAGCCGTTGAGACGGTAGAAGCCGCACAGTCAGTAACCGCAGCCGCGCAGAAAGTAGGCGGTTGGAAGTCAACACCGCGAATCGAAATCACCGCTTCAAAGTACCTGGAGAATAAGGTTCTTGCAGCAACTGGTGACGAAGCAGCGCGTCAGTACGTTTTAGCAGCAGACAACACAACAGACAACGCTGGACTTGTTCCAACACGTCAGTTGACTGAAGTTATCAACGGACTATCAACAACAATTCGTCCGTCAATCGACGCGATTTCTCGCGGCACATTGCCTGACGCTGGAATGACATTTGAAATTCCAAAGATCACAGTTGCGCCAACAGTCGCAGTCACTGCTGAGGACGCAGCGTTTTCAGAAACTGACCAAAATTCCGCGTTCTTGAGCGTGGACGTCAAAAAGTTCGCGGGACAACAAAAATTCAGCGTGGAACTTTTGACAAGAACTTCACCATTGTTCTATGACGAACTATTGCGCAACATGGTTGCAGCAATGGCAAAGGCACAGGATAAGTACGTCAATGACGCACTTGTTGCTGGTGCAACTGCTGACGGCACTGCAATCACAACATACCCAACAGCTGCTGAGTTGCTTGGCGTTGTCGCACGTGGTTCAGCAAGCGTTTACGCTGCAACTGCTGGTCTTGCAAATCCATTCGCACGCAACATTCTTATGAACACATCACAGTGGTCAAATGTAATGTCACTCAACGATTCAGGTCGTCCGATCTACAACGAAGTGACAAACCCAATGAACCAGCCAGGTTCAGCAACACCAGGTTCACTTCGTGGACGTGTTGCAGGTCTTGATCTTTACGTCACTGCAAACACTGCTGCGACAACAGACACAGACGATTCAATCCTGATCATCAACCCTGACGCATACACATGGTACGAAGGAACTTCATACCAGTTGCGTGCAGAATCAACCGCTGACGGTTCAATCACAGTGGGTGTTTATTCATTCGGTGCATGCGCGACAAAGATCGCAGCAGGCGCATTTGGTGTGAATAAGTCATAATCCACAAAAACTAATCATGCGGCGGGTTCTCCCGATCTCGCCGCAGCCGATCGAAAGGAACGCTCATGCCTAGTATTGTCACCGCCAGTCAATTGC